ATTATCTTTTGCATACTTTTTTGCAGGATAAAATGAACCATTCAGTCTCAAAGTTCCCCCAGAAAAAGTATATTTAACATCCATAGGACCAATATACATGTAGTCGATTGGTCCTCCCATTTTTGTATTGCCAACAACTATTTTTTCTTTTAAGTTATCGCTAACTTTTCCATACATATCGGGGACATCCATCATTCCACTAACAAATCCCTTTTTTATATACTCATTCAGTGCTGCAGTTAGAAACATTTTAGTAAGACCGGGAACAGCTAATTCCAATCCTTCTAAGCCACCACCTGCAATACTTGGGGCACTTTCCCCTTTATTTGAAACATTAAAAGTTGTTCTATCTGTGGTAATAATAACATCAGTATATGGTTCTGTTCCTGCAGACGAACGACCTTCAAACTTCTCTGCAAACTTAACTCTTGGAATTCTTATTCCATTAGCGCCAACAACAGTAAATGGTTTCCCTCCATTTTTTCCAAATCCCATTCTGATTGCATCTATGAGACCTTGCTCCTGCCTTTCTGCCTTTTGTCCCGCCATTATACTAAAATACTTTTCAAGTATTTAGAATGGAGATAAGGAGACTCGAACTCCTGACATCAGCCTTGCAAAGACCGCGCTCTACCAACTGAGCTATATCCCCAATAAAAATATTATAAAACCCCCCAACTAAAAAGTCAAGGGGTTAGAGCAACCTTCCGATTTATTTATCAACCACGCTTTGCACGAAGTTTTGCAAGAACTGCTCCTGCTACTTTTTCACCACGCTCTTTGGAACCATAACGCTTTGCAGCGGACTTTGCGATCTTTGCAAATGCCTTACCAGGCTTACCGATGTCCTTACCTGCTCTTGCTGCCTTTGCAGAGTATGATGCTTCTTCTAACTCTTCCTCATCTTCTTCGTCTTCTTCATCCTCATCGTCTTCTTCAGACTTTTTGGACTTCTTACCTTTCTTCATTTCCTTTTCATCCTCTTCATCATCTTCTTCACCCATTGCTTCAACAATGGCATTAATATCTTCAGCGTTTAGTTGATTTGCCATTAACCACTCTGCTTCTTCCAGAGTTTCTGCAAATCCTTCTGCTTGGAGGAACTCAAGGACTACATCATAAACATCTACTTCTTCCTTCATTCCACCCATTCTTTCTCTGGTTCTTCTAGAACCCACACCTCTATATAAACGAGATGCTTGTGCTGCCTTTTTGATGGCAGTTGCTTTATCACCAGAAACTGCTGCCTTTCTTCTCTCTTCATCTGCTTTTTGAGATGCTGTAAGAGCAAGGTTTGCAGAAATCTCATCAAGTTGCTCTGTGTCTTCTTGAGGAGCATACATTTGACTATATGCTTCCATTATACCACGAAGTTCTTTTGAATCCATTTTACAAATACTTTTTTAGATATTTATAAAAAAAGACCACGAAGGGTCAAGCATCAAGAACAGCACCAATATTATCATCAAGTTGCTGGATTACTTCACGAATATCAATCACACGAGGGGGAACACTTACTTCATCATAAGTGTATCCTTTTTGGGCGGCAAACAGAACTTGACGAACTGCGGCTGCTGCACGAGCATCAAGTTCAATTATTACTTTTTTTTCTTTACTCACAGATCTCCCTCCTTACGATTCTCAGAACGCTCAATACTAAATGCACCCTCTGGATAACGAGCACTCAGTTTCTCGAAGTTCATTTGAATCACTTCTTCGATAGAAATATCAAGTCCAATACATGCCTGAGAAACGTACCACATAATATCACCAAGTTCACGCTTCAAGTGAAAAAGATTCTCTTGATTTACTGGTTTTCCTTGAAAGACAATCTTTTTGATAATCTCAGTAAACTCTCCTGCTTCTGCGGACATTCCTACAGCAGCAGTAAGCAGTCGCTCGGTAGGAAACTCATTTTCGCGGAGTTCCATGAGACGATTGATGAAAGATGTGTGGTCTTTACTAGGATTGGAGGTAGTGGTATTAACGAACTCAACATACTTGTTCAAATCAATAGTCATTAGAATTTAAATCCCTCAAATGTTTTTTTAGGTTTCTTTTCTTCATAATCATACTCTTCATCCTTTCCATTGTCAAGGATATCTTGTTGAGCAGATTGTTCGCAGTCATAAAGACGCATCTTTGCGCGATCAATACCAATCACAAAACGCTTATGAATGGTAGGATCATTATAACGATTCTTAAGTTGTTTCACAAGAATCTGACCAAGCCCTTCAAGTTCTTCTGTAGAAATCAATGCGAACATCAAGTCAGCAGTTGCAGGAAGACCAAATGATTCTGAAGTATCTGTCAGTTCCACATCAGAAGATCCATAACCAGAACGAGTTGTCTGAGTGGCACTTACAATCGGAACATTAAACTCAACAGCAAGACCACGAAGTTCTTCAGCAATTGCTTTCACAAAAGTGTAAGAGTTGATATTTGCATTTCCACGATAACGAGAAGAGGAACAAATGTTCAGATAATCAATGAAGATAATATCTGGTCGGAATGATTTCTTCAATGCCAGTTCATTTAGAAGAGATTTAAAGTGACCAGCATGAGCAGAAGCAGTAGGATACTCCTTAATAATCAATGTACCTTGTGTCTTCTTCGCAAGGTTTGTGACCTTGTTTTCAAACATCTGCTTCGGAAGATCCGCAATATCCTGAATCGGGACATTGAGAAGGTTGGCATCAATTCGTTCAGCAATTCGTTCCTCCGCCATTTCAAGAGTGATGTACAAAACGTTCCTGCCTTGCAATAAGACGGAAGCAGCAACATGGCACATAAAGAGACTCTTTCCGACACCCGTACCAGCCAAAGCGATATTAAGAGTCTTATTAGGTAAACCACCTTTTGTAATTTTGTTAAAATATTCAAGGTCGAATTCAATTTTCTCTTCCTTCTTGTGATAGGACTCGTAACGTTGTTCGTAGTCTAGCAGATAATCGTGACCAATGTGTGTATCAAAAGATACTGCCAAAGCATCTGATAGGATGCTAGGAATACTATCACGATTTTTCTTCTCATCTTTACCATCTGCAATATGGATAGATTCCATAAGTGCAAGGTAAATTGCTCTATCTCTGCACCATTTTTCTGTAGTATCTACTAACCAGTTAAACTCCGATGGAACATCCTCTAAACAACTGACAAGATGAGTGATTTCTCTGAAAGAAGCATCATTAATGTCTTGTCTCTTTTCTACTTCAATACAAAGAACTTCTTTAGTAGCTGGTTGATTATATTCTTGAATAAACTTTAGAATCTCTTCAAATACAATCTTTTGATTTGTATCCTCAAAATATTCTGACTTAATAAAAGGTATTACCTTCCTTACATATTGTTCATTATGAAGTAGATTCCTAAGAATCAAAAATTCAACACTTTCCATCATTTATAATGCAAATAGGTACTAAGAATGTATTTTGAGTTACTGATAGGAGCATTTCCTTTATGGGGAAACATCCAAAGAGGAGGAAACACTAACATTCTACCAGTTTTTGGTTTAATTGAGAAATCCTCAAAGACAGTTTCTCCACCTTCATTAACATCATTCAGATACCAAAGAAAGGAAAGAAATCTTCTCGAAGATTCATGATCATTTACATCTACATGTGTATCAAACATATCATTTCCATCATTCAAGTACCTTTTGATTCGAAATTGCTCAAAAGCATGTTGTAAAGGAAAACATCTAGAATCAACGAATTCATAATATTTTTTCTTATGTTCAAAAACTTTAGATATAAGAAAATTATGAATTTGTTCTGCCTTATCAGATATTGTTTTATTTTCTGTTAAATTAAACTGAGTGAAATTGGGCCTATTATCTTGTTCAACTCTTTCATGTTTATCAGAATTGGATTCGAATAATTCTATAATAGAATTGCATGTAGAGGAATCTAATACATCATCGTGTACTTGAACAAGATCATTTAGTTTAATTTCCATAACTAAATTCTTGCTTGGCAATTTCATCAAGTTTTTCCATTACTTCCGGAGTGAAATACTCTTCAGGATTTGCGAGGATTTGTTTGGCATAGATTTTCTTACCATCCATTTCATAACGTCCTGCTACATTCTTCCAAAGTCCACCAATCTCACCGAGTTCAAGAAGACCATAATATCGATCAAGACCACGCTCATCGTAATACAGACGTACTTCAACTTGCTTATTCTCCTTACTCAAACGCGACTTAGCAGTCTTAGCTTTGATAATATTGCCGACCACTTCCGTTCCGTCCTTTTCTTTCTTTTTGCTGAGATAAATGATCGTGCTTGCTGCGTACTTGAGTCCAGAACCTCCTCCCATTTCTTTAGTTGGAACGTAAGCTCCGATGACATCGTATGTATGATTTGTGACAATGAGCGGGACATTTGCTTGACCTAGTTTGAGTGTGAGCATTCGGAAAGCACCTTTAATAAGTTGAGATTTAGTCATATCTCTAACTTCTTTTTCATTCAGTGCGTCAGTAATTTCTTTACTTGTTGAAAGCATACCTAGAGAATCCAAAACAAACATACAGGGTTTGCGGTCTTCTACTGGTGCCTTCAAATACATATCTACTGCTTTGAGTGCCTTTGTACGAAACTCCTCAATAGTAACAACGTTAACAACAACCAGACGAGAAGTATCAATTCCACGAGATTCAATCAAAGATTTAGTGATAGCAGCCTCAGTGTCAAAGTAGAGACAGTAACCATCGGGATTAGAATCAAGAAAGTTCTTAACCACTGCGAGAGAGAAAAAAGTCTTTCCAGTAGAAGACTCTCCAGCAATAGCAGTAATCTTATTCCCAGATACACCACCAAATACACTACCTGAAACCAGTGCATTAAAAATGTATGAGCCTGTATCAACATAAGTTTCTGTTTCGTCAATATCTGATGCTAACTTAGTAAAGTCATCACCAATCTCTTTTACAATATCTTTTAAGAAATCCATAATTATTTACCTTTATTCAAGAAATTTATTTTATGAGACCATAGTTTAGCATAAAGTTCTGGATTAGAGTGTCTCAATAACTCCATTATAGTATCAAGTTCTTTATCAGTTATTGGAAGTTTCATCATGCAACCATTCCATATTCTTCTCGAAGAATCTTTTTATAAGGCAAACCCTGCTCTCTCAGTTCTTTTACAAGTTTAAGTTTTTGGTAAAGTGCAACATCTCCACCAAGATGCATAGCACTTACAATAGTATTCAGTTCTTCGTCGTTAATAGGCAAGTCCATCAAGCAAAAAATGATTCAAGGTTTACAGTTTTTTCTACAGACCATCCAATCACATCAAGAATAGATTTCAATGGTTCTAGAAAAGCTTTCTCAAATTGTAATTCATAGTCAATATATTTGTCAAGACCAAGTTCCTTTGGAAATTCTTGGATAAATGAAATAACATTCTCGTGAATGATATTTGGTTTCTTAAGGAAGATAAATTTAATCTTCTCGCCATTTTGAATCAATGAATATTTGTTATTCAATTTTTCTTTCTTAATGTAATGATTGAACAAAAGTGCTCCACGAACATGAATTGGAGTTCCTTTAGAATAAATGTCCGATGAAGATGAATATTTCTGAACATCAGACGCAGATCTAGGGAATGATATTTCTTCTGGGGTAAATTTTTTAAACTTGGTCCGACAATCATCAATATATTTGATCATGTCATCTTCATTGCCATTCATCATGATTTTAAATGCATCTTTAAGCATCTTTCGACATGGTGCTGGTGTAGAAGATTTGATTGCTTCAATACCTTTGATTTTAAGTTTTGGTTCCTGATATCGAACTCCTTCACTGTCCCAAACATTCAGAATGTATCTCTTTTTAGCAGTCCAAATACCACGCTCTGCAATACATTCACGCTTCATGAACATCTTCTGGTCATAAGCATTTACATAGTCAGCCAATTCTTGGTAAGAACTTTCAATATACTTTTCAAGTTCCATTTCACAGATCTTATCAAGGAACGAAACAATGCCTTCAGTAGTTTTCGTTCTTCCTTTGAATACACAGTCAACCAAAGGACCCATATTGATATACAGAGAATCAGTATCTGAAGCAATAACATAATCAACATCTCCAGTTTTAAGAATCTTATTTAAATATGCATTCATCCTATTCATGATCCATTGAATAGAAACCTGACCCGAATAAGTGATTGCTTCAGCATTTGCCAATTTATAATAACGGAAATACTGATTACCAATAGCACCATAAGCAGAGTTGAGTTGAATCTTACGCGCCATCTGAATATTGTTACATCGTGCGATTTCTTTGGTCAACTCTTTATCTTTTGTTTTCTCATACTCTTGCTCAGCAGCAAGCATTTTTTTCTTGAAGATCACACGTTCATTATAAATCTTCTCCATCAGTTCTGGAAGAAATCCACGGATGTCTTTACGATACATCGCACCATTTGCACATATCGCATAATCTTTATACATCTCAAAAGTTAGTTCACTTTTAAGTATCTTATCAACACTTACTGTTGGATGTTTTTCTTCCACAAGAGTCTCTGGAGAAATATTATATTGCATGATCAAGTGTGGATATAGTGAGTTCAAGTCAAAACTCACAACCCAATCATACTTTCCAGGAATAGGTTCTTTTACATATGCACCTTCATACTTTTCATCTTTTTGGTTCTTGTTTCTAGGTGGAATAACAATGTCTCTTTTTTTCAAATATGTATAGATGATATTATCCCACATTCTAACTTGATAGAAAACATCCACATAGTTCACTTTAGCGTCATATGCCATCGTGAGAGCCAACTCAATAAGTTTCATCTTGTCTTCTAGACGATCGACAAGTTCCACGTCAACGATGTTGTACTCAATAAACTTCTGCCAACCTTGAGTATAGAAATCTTTGAAAGTATCAAACTCAGAGTGATCAAGTTTCTTCTGACCAAGTTCAACTTCAGCAATATAATCCAGACGATATGATTCCTGCGCTTTATAAGTAAACTTCTTATAAAGATTGAGATAGTCAAGTTGAGTAACTCCACCAACATCAAAAGTTGTATACTTACGACCTTTGATATAAGACTCACCTTCAGTTACAAGACCCCAAGGAGAAAAACGCTTCATCAGTTTTTCCCCAAGAACTCTATTGAGTCTCTTGCAGATATAAGGAATATCATAAAGTTCGATGTTCCATCCTGTAATTACATCCGGAACATCAACCATCCAATAATTGATAAAGTGATTAAGAAGTTCATATTCACTTGGACAGTGATGATAGGTTACATTTAACTGTTTATTATTGAATGGCCTAACTCCCCAAGTAATAATTTCTTTTGTGGTATAATCTTGAATTGTAATTGCAAGGATTTCCTCAGAACAAGATTCCACATCAGGGAATCCTTCTTCAGAAGCAACCTCAATATCCAGAGTTACAAGTTTGATTTTACTAATATCAAACTTGATTTCATCCTCAGGATATTTTTCTGATATGTACTGATAGATATATCGATCATTTCCATAGATCTCAAATCCGTCAACTTCATCATACTTTTTATAGAACTCACGACAATCCCTAACTGTTCCCGGATTAATCGGTTCTACTGCCTCTCCACCTAATGTTCTATACTTAGAATCTTTTTTTGACTTTATAAAGAGAGTTGGAAAGAACTCATCTCTTGTCTCAAATCTTTTACCATTTTCTACTCCTCGAACCAAAAATTGATTTCCAATCAATTGAACATTAGTGTAAAATCTCATTCTTTAATCAAGTCCTCATATTTTTCAAGTAGAGTCGGAGTGGGGTCAGCAAGAGTGAGAATCTTATCCGAACTCATCATAAACGTATTTTCTTTTGTGTATCCACAAAGAAATGGTTCCAATGTTTGATCCTTTCTTACTACAAATGGATCAATTAATTTGCAGTCAGGTTCTCCAATATCAGCACCAACTTCTTCAATCTGACTTATCAGAATCAGATTGTTCATCAGTGATAGAATCTTGATCGTTTTTGACATTTTTTACTCCATTTTCATACATTTGCTTGAGTTGTGGAATGGGTTCGACCATAGTAACAACCCAATCTGATGGAAGCGGAATCTTAGAATCATTAGTTAGTGGCATCCAAGGAGTCAACTGCAGTTGACATGGAGTTCTAGTTCCCCCATTCCCACCATCAAGAGTTTTTGCAAGTACTTTTACTACGCAGGGATTTTCAAAAAAATATCCCACAACTCTTTGATTTTCATCTTCACCAACAACCATCTCTTGGATATCTGCAATGACATCTTCTCCAGATTTCAGCAGCGATAATTTTACAGTCATTTTACTCTCATACCTTCAGTCATTCTACCAATAAAAAGAGGGGAAGTCAACTGGATTTTGCCAGTCGTTCCCCTGCGCCGACGATATTCAGTTATATTTATAGATAGTCCTTACGCTTATGATGGTCAGGAACAATCTTCTTTAGGTTGACAGAGAGGAGTCCGTCTTCAAAGGATACGTCTGCGACTTCTGTATCGTCTGCCATTGTCCATGCTCTCTTGAAAGATCGTTGAGCCAATCCCTTATGGACG